CACCAGCAGTGCTAACCCTGATATCATAAACATGCCTACCAGGATTCAATGCAGCAGTTTGAGTAGCTGTTAAACTTATTAAAATTTTTCCTTGAGTGGCAGGTGCTGGAACTTGACAAGTAAAATCTGTTGCTGTTGCACTTCCAGCCCATTTTCTTATTTGAGCAGTGGGGGTATATCCAGTTAAATTGAATGCAGAATCATCCATACTGGATTCCAAAGTAAAAGTTTGAGAAAATGTACTTCCCGTATTAATTACCAGGTTACTGACATATATGGCAGCCATGTATTCATTCTCACAGAATCTCTATATTCCTATTTATGTTTGTTTTAACTAGTCTTTTTTTCCAGTAACGCTTTCATCAAATCTTTCAATTCATTAATATCAGATCTCATCCTATCCAATTCATTTTTTTGAACTTGATTATTCTTTATAGATATTAATCTTTGATTGTAATCAGAACTATTGGTATTCACAATAGCACCTGTTTTATCATCACGATATAAATGTGAGTAGCCTTCAACTCTAATCATTTAAGAGCAAGTGTTCGTACATCTTTGATTCTTACTGGTTTTGCTTGGTTAGTACCAGAAATTACTATCTTAATAGTATAACCTACAAAATCACCTAAACCATCAGCAGTAAATTGGTAATCTCTAAATTCATTATCCAAACTTGAATCAACTTTCGCATCAGGTAATCCATCATTTTTAGCAGGATCTTTTACAAAATTACCAAATCCATCACCAGTAGTATCATTTAGATTGTTATATCCTGGGAAGAATTCAAATTCTTGTTCAACTCCACTAGAATCTGGTCTTACTAATGAATAAAGAACTCTAAAATCTGCAGTCTCATCTCTATAAGCAGCTACAAGAACTCTCAATCCATCTGCAGGTTGATCTAAATTAACCTGTTGAGAAACATATATTGCTCTATGTTTATCATATCTCCAAGATCTTGTGTCAGCAGAATTGGAATAATCTGTAACTGGATTATTCATTCTATTAGTTCCAAATTCAGAAAATGCTGCATCAGTAGCAACAATAGGTGATATATATTCATTACCTGTTGTAAATCTTAATGCAGTAACAAATCCTTTATTTCTTTCAAGAGATGTTAAATATGCATCCGCATTTACTTTAGAGCATACCAATCTAGGTGTAGTCAATTGATTTAATGTATTTAACTGCACATTTTGGTAACCCTGATCTTCAAAAGAAACTTCATTTCCACCAATACTAGTTCCAGTAACAGTTCTTACAGATGCTGTAGCTTGAGTAAGTGTAGATGGAGTAATTATTCTGAAATTAGGAGTTATAGAATCAAATTGAATATTTCTAGTCGCTTTTGCTAAAGAACCTCCAGCAAATCCTTCTTGATTAAATGATAATTCTGGAATACCAGATCCATCACTAGTTCTATTTTTACCCATAGTTACAGCATATCCAACATAATAAGAATCAAGATCTATAGGAAGATTTGCAAGTTGATGTTGGGTATTTATTCTTCTAAGAGATACTCCATTCAATTCATATTTGAAAACTGATGCAGGAGTAAAATGTGGTAATTGTTGTGTACCATCTACAGCTCTAGTAATATCATCCAATGTTCCTCCACCAGATCCATTAGGAGTCATAGATTTGTATCCAATAATTTCCTGATCCACTTTAACATAACCAGTACTTCCAACTCCTACAGGAATTCCTTCAAATGTATTAAACACAGAAGTAGAAGCAACACTAATAGATGCAATTTCATCAGAACTTATATCTGCTGTTAATAAAGATGGTACCGCATTAGATCCAATATCACTCAATTCAACTTTATTATTAGGAGAATGCATTGCATGATCAAATTGATTAACAAGGAAATGCTTTCCATCATATGGAGATCCATCTAATTGAAGACCATCAGCATCATATACAGGGCCTCCAGCTAAAATAGTTTTTATACCTTCAGATGGATGTGAATACCTTATAACTCCACCAGCAGGGAAAGACCCTGATGCATTTTGTCCTTGTATATTTGAGAGATATAGTCTATTAACATTACTATTAGTGTTAGTAACAGTAATTTCAGCACCTCTTCCTTGATTTCCTGCACTAGTTGTTGCAATACCAACAACATCACCAACCTTATACCCTTCTCCACCACCACCATTAATAGCAACCGTTTGAATAGTATTAACAATACCATCAAGATCTTGCACAGCAGTAATATTAAGTTTCAATCCTTCACCTTGTCCTACAATATTATAAGTTTCTACTCCAGAAATAACCTTATAATTTACTCCAACCTTTGTGGGTGATGTAGAAACTGCATATGCAGAAGCACCTGTACCTACAACCACTGCACTTACACCATCATTAGTTGAACCAACTAGTGTTCTTCCAGATGTAAGTGTATTAATTCCGACTCCTCCAGATCCTATGGTAGTTATACCAATATAACCTGTTTTTGGTAAAGTTATAATAGGATTATTTTCTAATCTAGAAACGTAACCATTACTTACATTTAATGTGGGATTAGTGAAGAAAACACTTCCAGAATTGGAAGTAAATTTAGCTCTATATAATTTAAACTTTAAATCATCTCTCTGACTTGGGGTCCATATAGAACCGTTTTGGGATAAGAATAAACTACCTATTGCCCATTGTTGAGTATAAGATACAGATGATGCATCAGGAAGAGATTGTGTATTTACTGTGGTTTCTCCCATTCTAGCAATCCACATCTCATATTGATCACTTGTTGGTGCAAGAAGAACAATTGCATATTCTCTACCTGGTTCCAAATAAATTGGTTCATGGAACTTAACATTAGTTGCAACTTCTGCTGTTGAATTGACAGTAATATCTTCTGGTAATAAGGTTACTGTTCTTCCAACAACAGTCATGGTTGGAGTACCTAATTCCATTGTTCTTATTTGAACATGAACTGGTTGATTACCAGTATCTTTTCTTGCAAAGAATAAATCTACAGATGTTATAAAGACTCCATGCTCATCATCTCCTGGTCCTTCACTATTAGGTGCTTGTATGTTTCCAGCAACGGTAAATGATTGTGCTAATGGATCATCATCCTCTGCAATCCATTGTGTAATAGTAGTAGTTTCTATTGTAGTGTTAGTAGTCTGTACCTGCCTTGTTATCAGAGTTCCAAAAGATCTATATGTTGCTTGTGCACTAGAACCTAAAGAAGATCCCTTTAAAGGTGTTTCATTTGTACTACTGCTAGTTAATCTATAAGTTTTTCTTCCTGTAGAAATTCTGACTGTTGGCAATGGATCTGTATGTGGATCTTTTATGAAGAAACTACCTTGTAATTTACCATATTCATTTGAAATCAATTTCAAATCTTTTACATATGCTATTGCTCCACTTTCTTGACCAACCAATTGTAATCCAATAGTTACATATCCACTATATAATCCTTGTGCTTCATTTGCTAATGATACTACATCAACATTCAATATTTTAGATGAAGTTGTATATTCAGCAGGTATAACTTCGGATTTTGAATATGGGTTAAGATTATAAGTTTTATCTGGATTATTAAATGATCCAGATTGATGATTAGGTTGTGCAACTCTAAACTCAATTATAGTTTCAACTGTATTCAAATCTGAATTCATACGAATTCCTTTTACAGTTTCTCCAACCCTAAAAGTTCCAGTAGATCCATATACTTGACCATTTACTTCTGGTGTTATTTCAAGTAATTTTGGTATGAAATCTACATCAGAATTTCCATCAAGGAACTGATAATGTCTATTAAAAGGTCTTATCCCATTTACATCAAATTCAGTATTTCTAGATCTCATCCATTGCTCATCACCAGCAGAAAGTATTAAATCAAAACTAACAACAGCACCTTGTGTAGTTTGAAAATCAGTGTCAGTTCTATCTCGATTACCTCCTCTCCTAGTATTTCTTATTGTATTTCTTAATGTTACATTAGTAATAGATTCTGGTAATCTAATTGTTCTTACCCAAGCATCTACTCTTGGATTTAGATCAATAGTTCCATTATAAGAAATAACATGGAATGGGTTAATATTTTCAACTCTAGTAGCTAAAGACTGTTCTAAATAATCAGTTTCTTCATATGCTAATGTAACTACATTTCCTGTTTTTTGAACATTAGAATCTAACAATTCAAAATCAGTACCAAAATCTAATTCAGACTCAACTATATTTGCTGCTGGCATTAATTGATTCTGGAGACTATTTTTAGCAACAATTGGTTTAATCTCTCCATTTACAGTATCAACTTCAATCTGTGAAAAATCACTATTAATTAAATCAGTATTTTTAAAGTTATCTACAAAGAATCCACTCTTGAATCTATCATTTCCTTGAGCATCTTGAATTGTTAATGATTCTGTAGCAACCTCCAGTAATGATAAAGTTGTGACAGTTTCTAATTGCTCAATTCTATCTTCAAGAACACCAATGTCTCTCATAGTATATCTTCTATTATCAGTTAAGATAATTTGAGCATCATCAGGATTGTAAAGATATGGAGGTAAAATAATTGTAGCTAACTCCATAGAATTATTAATTGCTACTGGAGGTTTAGGATCATTTGAAGATTCTCCTCTTAACAATTCTAATACACCATACTCACTTAAATAGATTCTATCAATTCGTCCAAGATAATACTCATATCCAAGAAAAGTACTTTCATTAGGTGCCACTAAAAATTGTGGTTGTGTATTAAATGAAGTTGTTCTTGCTGCAAAATCAAATGGAGATGCAGTAGTGGATGTAAATGGTGTAGGTCTTGGCCTAAAGTCTAATATGTCAGTTGCTCTTACTCTATCTTCTCCAATTAATGGGATATCATCACTATATCTATCGTTACTATAACTATTAACGCTGTATATATCTCCAGTATCGTTAGTAGGTACATCATACCTATCATAAATTATTAATAATCTCTTTGATGGAACTGATGCATTAGATCTTCTAACTATTCTGGAATAATCATAATATTGATCTCTTTGACCTTGATCTAAAGTAAAGGAATTTGAAATATTACTATAATTTCCTTCAGTGTTTGAATTGTTTATCCCTTCAATAAAGGTAGTAATATTTGAATCTTCAAATGTAACTTTTTCATAATTAACAAATCTCTGATCATTTAAATAAACAATACCTAATTTATTAGCATTCCCAGTAGAAGGAGTAGATCCTTGATTAGTAACTACTCTTGCTATAGCTTTAGATTGAGATCCTATTATATTTTCACCAAGAAGGGCATTAGTACCAACATTTGCAGTTGCAGAAAAAGAAATAGCATCTAAAGTAGGTTGTGATCCATCTATAGATTCATAAACTGCCAAAACTTTTACAACGTCAGGAACATTTAAAGAAATTTCTTCATCTTGAACTCTTAATCCATAAGCAACATTATTAAATGTTAATTTATCATTTAAAGTATCACCTGCAGTACTTCCTGATTGTGGAAGTCTGGATAGAGTCACATCTACAAATTGACTCTTAATATAATTTTTTAATTTACTCCTAATACCTTGTTTCTTTGCGGTTATTGAAACAACAGCACTTGTATCCGAAGCAGTTAAACCATGAATTTTAATTTCTGATCCCCCGTCCTGCAAATCAAAATTATCACTGGTTACAGTTCCAATACTATTACCAGCAGTTTGATTTCCATAGTGAACTGAATATCTTGGTATACTATATGCTTCAAAAAATGCAGTTGTAATTGCTACATTATCCCCACCATTTACATTATCAATAGAAGTATCAAGAAGACCAGCACCACTTACACCCTCACCAGTTATTTGTGCACTAATGGGAAGAACTGATGATGAAAAATCTATAGACGCAACATTAGGATTTGGTAATTTTTCAAATAACTGACCTTGATTATCTTTGAAAGTAGATTGTCCTAATCGTAACTGAACACCCTTTGGACCACCAGTAAGAGCTCCATACCAAAGTCCACTAACATTAGCACCAATAGCAGATACAGTTAATGTCAAACCATCGGCAGATACAGAGTCAACTTTATTATAAAATGGATCAGATTGGTCTTGATTATCAAATATAACAATATCATCAACCTTAATTCCACTAAAAGGTTGACCAAATGCAGTAATAGAAGTACCGTTGGCAATTCCCTCATTAATATTTGGTATAATTCTTGGTTCTAAAAATGCATTTGCAAGAAAATCTTCAGTGTAAGGAGAAGATGCAGTTTGTTTTACTGTTAAAATATCATTTGAATTATAAGTTGTGACATTAGTAATATTTCTTGGATATACTGTATTACCATTAATACTTATAGCTTCTCCTTTAATAAAGGTACCAGAAGTTTGTCTTAATATAAGAGTATCACTCGCACCACCCTGTTGTATTGAATATCCTGTGGCACCACTACTTAATCCTTTTATAAGAGAACTAACAACAACTTCAGTATTACTTACTTGTTGGTTTATCGTTAACTTAGTATATGTTTGCACATCATACAATCTAAGATTCCACTTAGTTGCAACTCCATCATATGCGGAATCTTTTAGTGTGCATGAATATACTCTGGCTTCACCTATCTTAGTACCAGCAGAGATAGTATATAAATCACCATATAAATCAACTACTTTTCTATATTGAGGTTGTCCTTTAAGATTATTAACAACCAAAACACTTCCCATTTCAAATGGTAAATTTGCAGTATCAATCTTTTCAGTATCTCTTGGTTTGTCTGTATCAAGAATAGTTATAGAATTGGTAGTAACATCATATCCTCTAACATATGCTTCACCACCAGAAACTTTTACACACATTAAACCATCTGATGGTGTATTTCCTTGTTCTGTTTTTTGTCCATCAAAAAATATACCATTATTACCTAATCGATTATTTAAAGAATTTTCAATATCAATATCAAAAGTATCTATTGCATAATTTCCTGACTCATCATATGTTCTTCCTGCAATCCAATCTCTAATAATATTATATTGCGTTTTATCGATAATAAACCTTCTATCACCATCCCTTATTCTCAATATTTCAAAGAAATCTGCAACATTTGTGTCTGATATTAATTTTTTAGTTAAAACTAATTCAATTTTAAACCTATCAGCACCTGGTGCTGCATAGTTGGTAAATCCTTTTGCATTATCATATAAAGAATCATCTTCCTTAGCTCCAATTATAGTTTCATTAATTTGTAATCCTACTTTATATGAAGGTGTATTAGTATAATTATCTAATATTATTGTTTGAGCTTCTACATCTACAAAAGTTCCTCTAATAAAATATACACCAGCAGCTACATGTGCCGCAGATCCAATAGCAGTTGCATTAGAACTTACTAGAGTAGCAAAAGCAGTTCCTGCAGTAATTGTAGTATTTCCATATACAATATTTTCAGAACATATTAAAGATTCTCCATCAAGAAAAACCGTTCTTGTATCATCCTTACCAGCATTAAGATATTTTACATATATTGTTAAATCTCTTACATCACCACCATCTGGTAATACAATTAGATCAATAGTACCAGTTACACCAGAAGTTTGACCCTCTATAACTTTATTTTTAAAACTATCAATATAAACTGAAATATCTGTACCAAATTGACTAGCATTTAATCTAACAGAATTATAAATTTGACTATATGATGGTGCACCAGGAATTACTATGGATCCTTCCTTAAAGATATGAGTTCCAAATTCTTTTACTTGATTTTGAAGAATTGATTGTAAATTAGTTAATTCCCTAGCTTGAACTGGAAATCCTGGTTTAAATAAGACCTTATAAAAATTTTTATTAGGATCAAAATCATCATAATAAGGACTTATATTTAAATCTGTTTTCTGTGTCATGTTACTTTAAAATTCCAGGATGATCTTAATGTCTTCTTTTTGTCTACTGTCCCTAGTGACTAACTTTCGATTGTCAATGTATATGACATCACCAGTTGTTTTATTTATCTCTGGATCAGCAAGACCATTTGTAAATTCAACTCCCAAATCTATTTGCTTACTAGAATCTATAGTTGTTGTTATACCACTAAATGAAGTTTGAATACCTTTACTGCCTGATATTGTGGGATCTTGGAATACAAGACCATCTTCAGAACCACGGAAAGATGATAATTTAGAAAAAGTAGCAATTCCAGTATAATCAGTTTGATTAATTTTATTTCCAAAATATAATGATCTATCTTGGGTATATTTCATAACACCTGTTTCTTTATCATAAGATGCTACATACCCTTGTGCTACTTCGTTAGTAGCTGGATTTGTTTGTGTAAAAGTACTTCCTATAGCAGTACCTGTAAGAGCACTCGATTGGGAAGTATTGAATACAGAAGGATCAAATTTAATAGATCCTAATGCTGAATACTGATTACCAGTATAAAGAGCATTCTTAGATGTATATGTGGATGGATTTTTAACAATACCAACTTGTGAAAATTTTGTAGAAGTTGGAAAATCTTTTGTAGAATCATCAAATCTAGAATAAATTAATACTCTATCTGCTCCCAATTCTTTATAGATATCATATCCATGACCTCTTGAAGGAGGGATGATTGGAACCAATTTAGCAGGTGTAAATCCATCCGCATGTAATGTAGATAAATCCACAATACCATAAGTATATCCAGTACCACCAGAAGTAACTACTGCTTTAGTAATTACACCACTTGTAGTGGTAACAGATACCTTACCTCCAGTACCATCACCTAGAATAGGAACAGTGACAGTTTGATTTGGTACATATCCAGCACCACCATTCTCAATATATACTTTTTTAATTTGATTGAGATTTATTTCAGAATCTCCTGCTTCTCTAACACTTTGAATTTGTGAATTTGTAGATGTTGCCCAATCATTAGGTACAACAATATATTCAGTAGAGTCAAATTTTATAATATCACTTGGAGAAATTGAAAATAGAAACTTCCAAATATATCCATCATCTCCAGCTGCATTTGGTTCTAAATCAGTAAAAGTTGGTTCATCTTTAGAAGTACCACCCTTTCCACTTGGATTTGAATCTAAAAGTGTTTTATTTTGCCATGCACCAGAAGAACCATTGTCAATACAAACATAAACATTAAAATCACTATTAACTACATAATAATTTGTATCATAAAGTCTTGCTGATTGTGAATTGGGAGATTTTTGATTAATATCATAATCTTGACGATACATATCATAAGGAGTATTAGCGGTCCATTGAACTTTTCTAATAACTCTTCTAATATTTGTACTATTGATTTTTTTCCCAAAAAGAGCAGTACTCTTATAGAAACCTTCATATTGAAAATTATCTACAGGATTTAATGGTTTATTTGATTCCCAATCAGAAGTTCTACCAAAACCAGGATTTGGATCTGTAGGATTAGATAGTCCTAGAAAGACATAATAAGAATTATTAGTATCTAGTACAGAATCTACAAAATTACCAGCATTTGATATTCTAAATTGATCTGTGACCTGAGCAGACATATTAATAGTTTTTTAGATATTTATAATAGTTAATATAAATTATAATTTATTCGGCAATAATTGCTCCAGTACCCCTAATTCCCTCATCTCTTCTTGAAATGGTTGGGAATGTAGTTAACCCAGAATTTACAGTAAGACCACTAACACCAATTGATATTGGATTTAATCTACTAAAGGTTCCAGTTAATTTACCCCAAGAGAAATTACCAATTGGATTTGATTCGGTTCCAGTAGCAGCAAGTCCAGCAACATTAGTATCATTTGCAATATTACATGTAATGATACCTAAATTGGAACTAGTAGTAATTTGTGCAATTCTATAAATGTTATCAACAAATGTTGTACCAATTCCAACTATACCTTTACCAGATTCATAAATTGAACTTAATCCTGTTCCAACAATAGTATTATTGATTGAAATTGGAGAACCAGCACTCAATCCAGTATGAGTTCCACGAGTATGGAATACAATTGCTAATGAAGTACCTATACCCACTGCAGTACTAATACCAGTAACAATTCCACTAAATCCAGTAGCAACACCAATATTTTTAACCAATTCAGTTTTGAATATTGGAAGTGCTGCTATAACTTGTGGAGCTGAAGTTAATGTATAACCCAAACCTGGCATTGTAATTGTAGGTGTTCCTGTAAGAGTTCCATTAGTTATAGTAACAGTTGCCGTTGCAGTAGAACCGACACCAACAGTACCATCTGGTTTAATAAAGGTGCCAACACCAACTGGTGGTGCAGCAATAGAAATTGAAGTTGTTGCTCCAACATAACCAGATCCACCACTAACAATAGTGAGTCCTGAAATAGTTCCAGCAGCAGATACTGTGGCAGTTAATCCAGCAGCAACTGGAGTTAAACTATTATCAACTATAAATGCATCAAAGTTTGCAGTATATGGTGAATCATAATCAAAGAGATCGATATTTTCTACAAATATTTGACTTGATTCTGTAGATGAGAAATCACTAATAATTTTTGTAGTTGGGAAAATCAATGACTCAAGTGAACCTCTAGATTTGTAAATTAATTCACCATCAACAATCTTATCATGCTTTTTCTTAGTCCAACTTAAAGATCTAGAAATACCTTCACTAGTTATTCCTGGTCCAACATACAAATTAGTTTGTATGGTATCCGAACTACCAAGTAAACTAACAGCTCTATCTCCCTGATTTGAAATATCCCTCAATCCACCTAATTGAACAAGATCTCCTTTTTCTACAGATGGTTGTATATTAGTAACTAATTGAGTATCTGATTCAGGAGTACCACGATAGAAGAATATTGCAATATCATCTTCAGGTTGAGGTGGTTCTGTGAATATGAATGTCGAACCTCCATCAAAATTATATGAAATTCCTGGTTGCTGAATCACACCATTCACTATAATTAACAATAAATTTGCAATACTAATATTAAATGTTGAAGTTTCTCCAGCACCAACAGTATCAAAACTTAATAATTCATCACCATATCTTAATTCAAATCTTGTTCTAAATCCATCTTGTAAAGTTTTAATATCATCAATATAATCAAATTGTCCAAATTGCCATGCTGAGAAATTGTCATTAAATGTTTCTACTACAGTAAATTGAGCTTCATTTAATGGATTAGTTAAATTGCGATCTGTTGCCAATCCAACTAATTTAAATACATCACCACGCCTAAATGCATATCCATTTCTTTCAATTTCCCACTTAGTAATTCCAAATAAAGTGGATCCTACTCCAACCGTAGATGATGCACCAACTTCAACATTCAATAATAATCCAGTTCCACAATCTGTAGTTGAACCTACATCTAATCTAGAAACTCCAGTTATTCCTAGACCAGCATAAGAAGGTTCAGGGATAATTAATTGTGGGTTTGCATAGTTTGTACCAGCATCACTAATTGTAAGGGTCAAGGTTCCACCAACACCGACTGTAGCAGTAACAGCACCTCCACTACCTACACTTGATCCAACATTAACAGTAAGTGTATCTGCTGTTTTAGATGTAATTGCTGTAAGTATTCCAGCAACAGGATCAGTTGCTCTTGGATATGAATGATCAGACTTATGATCATCTTTAGAGCATGTAAAGATTAAAGAATCAGTTCTAAATCCAATATTGCTACTAACAGCAAGACCAT